TAGGTATAAGGGTTTTTTAGGTGCTGATAAAATAAGGATACACCCTACACAAAAACCTGTTAAGTTATATGAATGGCTACTAATAAATTATGCAAAAGAAGGCGATAAGATATTAGATACACATCTTGGTAGTGGTAGTATTGCTATTGCTTGTCATAATCTCAAATATGATTTAACTGCTTGTGAATTAGACAAAGAATATTACGAATCAGCAATGAAAAGAATAGAACAACATAAGCAACAAGTAAGAATGTTTTAAATAAATACAAATAATTTCTATTATATAGTATAGAATTGAATAATCAATCTTTTTCAATTATGGATAAACGAATAAATAACGGAGGTGCACGTAAAGGTGCAGGACGTAAAAGCAAATCAGAAGAACAAAAGTTAATAGAGAATTTAACACCTATGAATGATATGGCATTAGATTCTTTAAAACAAGGATTAGAGAAAAAAGAACAATGGGCTGTAAAGTTATTCTTTGAATACTTTTATGGTAAACCACAACAAAGAGTAGATGTAACTACAAATGATGAAAGTATTAATATGCCTTTAATAAACTTTGTAGATTCTGGAACTGAATAATAAATATAAAGAACTATTTGAATCTGATGCTAGATACTTTATAATTACAGGTGGTAGAGGATCTGGTAAATCATTTGCAGTAACTGTATTTTTAACTTTACTTACAATGAGTAAAAACATTAGGGTATTGTTTACAAGATATACAATGGTATCAGCACATCTATCTATTATACCTGAGTTTTTAGAAAAGATAACTCTATTAGGATTTGAAAATATATTTAGCGTAAACAAAGCTGAAGTATTAAATCTAGGTAATAATTCAGATATACTATTTAGAGGTATTAAGACATCAGCAGGTAACCAGACTGCTAGTCTAAAGTCATTACAGGGTATATCATGCTGGGTATTAGATGAAGCTGAAGAACTAATAGATGAAGATATATTTGATACTATTGATTTAAGTATTAGAGAAAAAAATGTACAGAATAGAATCATATTAATATTAAATCCTGTTACTAAAGAACATTGGATATATAATAGATTTTTTCAAGACAAAGGCGTACAAGCTGGTTTTAATGGCGTTAAAGACAATGTATGCTATATCCATAGTACATACCTAGATAATATAGAAAACCTTTCTAAGAGCTTCCTAGAGCGTATTAGGACTATAAAAGAACGTAATATAAAAAAGTATAAGCATAAGATACTTGGTGGTTGGTTAGATAAAGCAGAGGGTGTTGTATTTGATAATTGGACAATAGGACAATTTAATCCAGATGGATTACAAACATCATGTGGTATGGATTTTGGATTTAGTGTTGATCCTGATAGTTTAGTAGAAGTAGCTATTGACAAAAAGAAAAAGAAAATGTATGTTAAAGAACATATATACAAGAATGGTTTAAAGTCACATGAATTAGCTAAGATAGTATTAGACAAAGTAGATAATAAATTAATTATAGCTGATAGTGCAGAGCCTAGATTAATTGAAGATTTAAAACACTTAGGTGTAAATATAAAGCCTGTAAAAAAAGGTACAATAGAAAGTGGTATAACTAGAATGCAAGATTATGAATTAGTAGTATGTCCAGAAGCTACTAATATTGCTAAGGAACTTAACAACTATGTGTATGCAGATAAAGGTTCTAAGCTATATGTAGATGCTTATAATCACAGTATAGATGCAATAAGATATAATGTAATTTACCATTTAGACAATCCTAATTATGGTAGGTATTTTGTACAGTAAACTAAATATTAACTTTTTCTATATATATATATATGAAAATAGAAGTCAAGAAGAAAGGTAAAAAAAAATCTTTTGATTTAATTACTAAGTGGTCAGATGTTACATTAGAGAAGTGGTTAAAATTAATTGAATTTGAAGGTTTAAGTAAAACTAAGCAAACGATTGAAACTATTAATCTTATGTCGGATATGCCACAAAAGATTATTAGAGAATTAAGTATAGAAGATGTAGTAGTTATTATGAAAGCTATGACAGCTTTACAAAAGAGTGCTGATTCTACACTTAATCAAATAGTTAAAATAAATGATAAAGAGTATGGATTCCATCCATCTCTTGAAGATATGACGTTAGGTGAATGGGCAGATCTTGAAACATTTATAAAGGCTGGAATAGATAAAAATATGCCAGAAATAATGGCGGTATTATTTAGACCTGTAGTGGAACGTAAAAATGATGCATATATAATTGAAGCGTATGATGGTAATATAGCAGTCAGGGCAGAGGAGTTTAAACAGATGAAAGCATCACAAGTACAAAGTGCTTTGGTTTTTTTTTATCATTTCGTAAACGGATTGTCAGCGACTTTGCTATCATATTTGAAGGAACTCCAGAAACGAATGAAGCAAGTATAGCAAATGAAAGTTTTGCTGATAAGTGGGGATATTTTGGATTGATGTACAGATTGAGTGGAGGGGATATAAGTAAATTAGAAACAATAACAAAGATAAATGTATTAGAAGCATTTACTTGGTTAAGTTATGAAACAGATTTAGAATCTATGAAAAGAGTAAATATAAATGGCAATAAATAATAAGACATACAACAACGTAATAGATACTTTAAAGAATCTAGGAGAAAATCATTTACAGATAAGCACAACAACAGTAGGTGATATATATGACATTGATTTGGAAAAGAATACATTATATCCATTAATGCACTTAAATCCTGTTAATGTAACAACAACAAGAACAGAATTAATATATAACTTTCAGGTATTTATAATGGATTTGGTAGAACCAGATGGTAGTAATGAACAAGAAGTATATAGTGATGTATTGCAAATATGTATAGATATTATTGCAATATTAAGTAATAGTAAATGGCAAGCACAATTACAATTAGATATAGATGCACCTATATATTTTGCAGAGGGTAATTTTACTTTAGAACCATTTAAAGAAAGATTTGATCAAAGCGTTACAGGATGGGTATTTAATATAGGTATAACAGTAGGAAATGATTTCCAATCTTGTGAAATACCAATGACAAATAAATTTATAGGTAAATGATAAAATTTAGAATAGGAAAATTAACAATACAATTAATACCACCAAAAATTACTTATGGACTATAACGATATATTAGAGCAATTAGAAGCTATAAGCATTAAATTGGAAACGTATAATGACTATCCACAAAGTGCTACAAATAATGCTAAAAGAGCAAGGAAATGGAAAGAGGAAAATGGTAGTGATTGTGGTACAAGAGTAGGGTGGACACGTTCAGCACAATTAGCAAATAAAGAAAATATAAGTAGAGATACAATAGCACGTATGGCTTCATTTAAAAGGCATCAGCAACATAAAGATGTACCATATTCAGAAGGGTGTGGTGGTTTAATGTGGGATGCGTGGGGTGGTACAAGTGGTATAGAATGGGCAATAAATAAATTAAAACAAATAGATAAAAAATAAATATGACTGAATTATTTGAATTAATAGAAAGTTATGGAATTACCTTAGTGTTGTTAGTGGGTTCTTTTTATGCTTTATATCAATTCTTTTTCTTTAGTATTAAAGAAGTAAAAAAAACATTTGAGAAACATCATGAAAAAAATGCAGATAATATGCAGGAGGTAAAAGATAAATTAAACAAAATATTAGAATTAATAAAACAAAAATAAATGGCAGATTTAACAACAACAATTACAGAAGCATTGACACTTAATGGTGCAGCTAGAGGCTCAACTAACACAATAACAACAACAGGTATAGTAGATGTATTTGAACGTATATTAACTTGTACGCATAGTCAGACTACAACAGTAGCAGTATTTGCTTCTACACCTCATGCTAGTGCAGGTGCTTTAGATGTTGAGAATTGTAAGTATTTAAGAATTACTAACCTTAGTGCAGATCAAGATATAAAGTTAGCATTAATAACTACTAATACTAATTATCAAGTTACAGTAAGAGCAGGAGGTTCACATATCTTATTTCAAGCAGAAGAAGGTGCAATAGGTGAAACAGATACTAGTCCAGCTTTTGGTACATTAGAAGATATTACAAGTGTACAGGTAAGACCAGCAGCTACAACTGATGTACAAGTAGAAGTGTTTGTAGGGCTTGTATAATGGGTACAACGAATATTGAGAATTATTTAGAAAGTTTTGCTAAACAAGTAGTATTAGATGCAAGGAAAAATTTAGCTGCAAGTAAAGGTGATACAGAATTGTCTAAAACCATAAGGTTTAAAATGTTAAATACTTTTGATGGTATAACAATTCAATTCTTAATGGATGAATATGGTTCTTATGTAGATAAAGGAGTTAAAGGAAAAGGTGGTAATATACCTAATGGAAAATATAAAGGCAATCATGGTGGTCGTAGGTGGTACAAAACATGGCAAGGTAAAAGAAAAGATAGCCCATTTAAATTTGGTACAGGCACAGGTGCTAAAGGTGGTTTAACAAGAGCATTAGATAAATGGATAATTAAAAAAGGAATTGCACCAAGAGATAGTAAAGGTAAATTTATGTCAAGAAAAAGTATAAAATTTTTAATGGCTAGAGCAATATATATAAGAGGTATTCATGGAATTAGTTTTTTTCAAAATTCTTTAGGTAAAAATTATAAAAACTTTGAAGTAGGATTTTTACAAAGTTTAAAAGATGATATATTACAAAGTATAACAGTAAATAAAAGCGATATATAATGGCAAATTTAATATTAGAACAACAACCAAAATATGATCCATTTCCAGCAACACAGGATGTCATATTTACAGTATCAGATAGTACAGTAGTAGCAAATCAAACAAGAGTTAAATTTATTGCTAATATATATATAGACGTTGAAAAAGCAAATCTAGGTACAGCAGCTACAAAGATAGCAACATTAAAAACAACACCTAATAATGTAGGTGTAGGTATGTTTGATTTAAGACCTATATTAGAAAGCTATGTAAATTCTGATAACTTAGCATCAGGTAATACATCAACAAATGCACCTGTAAATGCAATAGCACCAACATATAAAGGTGCTTCTTATAGTTTATCTAAACAGTTTCCTATTCATGTTATAGATAAGTTTGCATTAAGTGAGAATACTATGAAATGGTTATCGGTAAAATTTCAAATAGAATATTTAGATGCTGATGCAACACAACCTAATGTAGTAACAACAGATGGTGATTTTTTATTTACTCCTGATTATTTATTTTATAATGGTTATTTAAGTCATACAGATAATTTAACAGGATCTACATTTAGTTCTAATTTTGGCTGGAACTTAGAAAAAGCAGGATTTC